CTAATCTTCATTTTTAATCTCAATTATGTACATTAATTCTTTATCTGGAACATCCTTCTCTTGATAAGGAGAATCGTACTTATATACGACTGCATCATCAAGGTATGTTCTTACTCCCTCCATAAAGCTATCCTGTATTACAGAATTGTCTGTTATATAAGCTGCCAGGAAGAAGCCGTTTCGCTCCTGTGCATCACCAAGGCCAACTGCACCAAAATGACTTCTGAATGTAGTACCCTGCAGCTCATCAACGGAAAACGAAACCATAACGTTCTTCATCCAATCAAAAAATACTGCTACTTTAATTGCTTTCATATAAAAGACTTAACCGTGATGTCGAGGGCTTATTCTCTTAATGTTTGTTTGCTATATCAACTAATACTGCGATAAAGATAAATATTAACGTATCTATGACAAATATAGTTCCCATATCAGACCTCCTTGATTATACCATACTTATTTCTCCATCGAGAGCATATTGCTTGATCTCTTTTAATACTCGACTTTCTTGAAAAGTAAGTGTTGTCATGTCTACTTAAAATTAAAGTCCTTAATCTGTTTCTTCTCGCTATCTTTGGCATTCAAAATGTCCTTTACGATGAAATCTGCAAGAGGAGCTAATACCATATTCATTGCATCAATCAGTTCGCCATGTGCTCCAAGTTTAATTAAAACACCTGCATATTCACAAAGAAATTCATGTGATGAAATGAATCCCATTTCATAATGCTTTTTGATAATCTTAATTTCTTCCATCTTTATAAAATTTTAATTGGTTCAACATAAGCTGTGGTTAATCAAAATAACCACTCTTACTATATGCAAAAGTACAAAAAAAATGTGATATATGCAAATATACCACACTTTATTTTAGTTAAAAATACTAAATTTAACTCGCTGAGTATCAAGAAGTTAATAGTTTTTATATATACAGCTTAATGTAATAATTTTTGTGGCGTCACCAATCTTGTCTATCAGATTGGTTACGGCTTCATCCACTTCGCACAAAGCATTATACACATCGTTTGGAACATTATCCATTTCCAAACCATTACTACACGTTTTCCAAGTTTGGTTTAGCTGCCTTGCAGCATCCACCATTAATTTAATGTCCGTCATATTTTAAGTTTTAAATGAATATTCTACTAACTGCCTGGCAGAGCCATCCCATCATGTAGCAAGGCTCTTCGTCTTTCAAGTCAATACCTAGTGATTCGCAGATATGAGTGACAACGTGGAACATTTCGTGTGTGACAGTATTCACAAACTCGTATTCCGATGTGGCCCTACTGACAGCAACCACGCTCTTTCTACTGGCAAGGTTGGAGTAGGTTAGACCTGTATTAGGCATTCCACGCAAGCAATGCTCCCTTGCGCTTTCGACCGCCTTTTCTGTGCAGCCTATCTGCACAAGGGAGTTGCATACCTCATCGGTATCTTCTTCTTTCAAACCGTAGAACACAAGAATCCTCCAATCATACTTCTCTAGATATATCTCTTGACTTATCATAAAATATCATCCCATGGAATGCCGATACCATTATGGTTGCAATCAGCATAGAATCTGTTAAAGATAAAGCCATCCTTCTGGTCGGTATCATCAACCATATCTTTCACGAACAAAGCCATGTGAGCTTCGTCCTCGATGGAAGACTTATAGAAATCAGCCTTAACCATGTTTGCCACATAGACATGATCATAGCCTACATTATTTTCAAGCGTCACTCCCTGCTTTGTAAGGATGGATTCAACCTTATCCTTATCCATGTATTCAACCTCCTCATCCTTTTTGGTGACTGAGTTGTATTTTCTCATCTGACTGACTGCCCACTCACAAGCTTTCTTGTTGAAGTGCCAGCCGTTATATCTCAGATATGCTATCATTCCCTCTGGCTTCATATCGTAAGCATCCAAAGGCATTCTACATTTTCCCATAGCTTTTCTTTTAAGGGTGGCAGGGAAATCCCCCGCCACCGAATTAAACATTAGTAACGTCCACCACCACGGCGACCATAGTAGCGTCGCTCTCCATAGCGGTCTTCGTCGCGCCAATCATCATCGTACCACTTGTCACGATAGTCTGGCATCGGCATACGGTTTCCCATACGCTCGCGCTTCAAACTATCCAAGCACTTCATAACCTTACCACCTGCTCGAACCATTTCCTCGCAGTTGTCAACAAGCTCATCGAACTTGTTTTCCGTAATTTCTACCATATATCCCATAGCAATTACTTTTTAAAATTGTTACCACTGCTCAAAGCCTTAGACAGCATGGATTCAATATTGGATAGCGTTCCCTTCATGCCGCTGACCTCTGATTTGAGGTTATTGATGTCTTTTTCCTGCTGCTTCTCCTTGGCAATCTGCGGGTTGATTCTAGTAAGCATTTCCTCGCAGGAGCTTATGACTCCATTGTGGTAATCCACACTTTCCACGACTCCCTTGGAATGTCGCAACATAGCATCAATCTCGGCGCACATAGCTTCTCTGCTGTCACTGACAACAACACCTTCATTTCCGAAGTTCACTATCTGTGCCGTAGATGGCAGCTTTTCGAAATTGACCTGCTGGTCTTCTACTTGTACCTTAACATCAACGGTCGTCTCCAATGTCGGAGTCTGTCCTGGCATATAGCTAGGATATTTCTGTTGAGGATTGCTGACCGATATTACTTGACCGATTTTTAGAGTCGGCTTTTCTCCTCCCTTGTCTAAGATGTAGAAGAGAGAAGACTGTCTTAGTCCTTGAAACATTTTCTTTCTCTTTTAATGGAGCAGATGTTGCCACCTGCTCCGTAGTTAATACTCTGTTAGCCGCCTGTAGGCTGCTGAAACCCAAGCAGTCGGATAATACCGCTCTTCTTATTGATGTATGCCAAAGCCTCTGTAGTTTCAGAAACGCTAGCTCCCGTCACTGCCTTTCCCACATGATCAACAACTGGCACCTTTGTTGTGCCGGAAGTAGTTCCGCTAGTGTTGGCAGTTCCGTTAACAGTGGTCGAACCACTATTTGGAGTTACGATTGTGACAGGAAGTGTCGCACTTGCAGCGGCAACTCCTTGATGTATCTTCAAGAGTACAATGCACTCGCAAGGCAAAGCATTGTAGTAGCAAGGATTGATACCATAATCTACACTAGCATCTGTGACCTGCTGGGCATTCGTCTTCAACTCATAGATACCTCCTACATCAATACGTCTGATTTGGTTTCTCTGACCGATTGGAATAAATGGATTGAATGGATATAAAGGAAACATAGTTACCTCCTTTCCTAACAACCGCATCCTACAGTTGAACGAGAAGCCGCTACATCACCTGCATAAGCTCCCATGGCGGCAGCAGTATAAACGTCCTTGTTGAATACTCCGTACTGAGGGTACTGAACACTGATGGTATTAGGCAACTTGCACTTGATGCCAGCCACCTCTGCCTGCAGCGCAGCCAAAGCTGCATTTACTGGTGTGATAACCTGCGCCTGATAAGACTGCAAAGCCTGTGTCTGATGCTCATTTGAAATCTGAGCAAGCAGGGCACTGTTCTTCTCTCTCAAAGCATCGAGCTTATCCTGCATTGCCTGTGTCTGCATCTGATCCAACTTAGCCAAGACAGACTGATTGTTAGCATCTGCCTTGTCACGGAGCATCAAAGCATTGGCGTTTGCCGTATCATTGATGGCGTGAGTCTGCTGACAGATAGACAACTTGATGTTGCCGTCCATTGCAGTGATGGCGTTATTGGTCTTGCAGCAGCATTCTGCCAACTGGGTAGCGATAGCGTTGTTGCCCTGCATGATAGCTGTCAAAATCTGATTAGCATTCATGCCCATCTGATTGCCGAGGTTGCAAATCTGTTGACCTAAGCCATTGATTGCAGCCATAACTGCGTCACTTGATGTGTTGAGGGCTGTAGCCAAGCTCTGAACATCAAAGCCATTGCGCTGAACTTCCTGCATGATAACGGCAGTATTGGCATCATTATTAAGCATTGGCATAACACCGCCCTGTCCGTTAGAGCCCATGCAGCGATTACCTCCGAAGAGTCCCATACCATTATTGCCCATAAGTATGAACAACAAAAGGATAGCAAAGATGTCTTCACCCCAACCATTTCCGTTTCCACGGTTGTTCAAGAGTGCAATAAGACCTGGGTCAACACCCTGTCTCTGCATGAGTGCAGGAAGCATAGCCAAGATTCCATTAGAGCCTGTGCCGCTTGTGCCGCTCTCTGGATTGAACACGTAAGTTTTACTTTCCATATCCCGAATTTTTAATTTAACCTTAATATTTTCTAACACTATTTGTAACGTTACAAATGCAAAGTTAGTAAATAGTATGTATATAGGCTATAACTCTATCATAGTTTCTGTTAGTGGCTCTAAATCAGCAGTTTGGTGTGATAGTAGGTAGCGTCATTTTTGAATCTCTTAGAACGAAAGAATTTACTTTGCAAACAAAAAGGGCGACCGCTCATCACGAGTAGTCGCCCTAGTTATCCTAAATAAATCTCAAAACCTTAATTAAACAACTTTTCTAAGATTCTTTCTTTTTCTTCCTTGATATATATAATAAGTACATAACTATGAGTATAAAGCAGAACCAAAACATCTGCCCCGTTTTTAAGAATATCTTCTGCATACTTGACAGAGATTTCTCTTTTATAGAAGGAGCGTCAATCTTATAGAACTGAGAGGTTCCAATCTTTGATAAAGAGTCACATCTTCCTCTGTAATATATAAAGCTATCTTTGTATGCTTTATATATACTGATGGAATCAAGTAGCATTCTTCGTTCCTTTTCAAATAAATAGTGACTCTCGTAATGAAAACGATCTTCACCAATCTTATTCCCTTGGGCATCATATCGAGTTGCTGTGCTATCTTTAACATAGCTGCTATCTTTGGTAGCTTTTTCTGTTTCTCGCTTTTGGATATGTTGCCATTGCTCGAAGGCATAAGACAATCGGGTAGTGAAGAGGGAATCGAATTTCTTTTCACTCTGCTTGTCTGTGATGAAGGTTTGTGTAGTTACTGCTCTAGGAGTGCTGCACCCTAAGACAGAAACAAGCGCAAGACCTACCACTAAGGTAGTGGTTGCCCATTTCCAAAATCTTATATCATACCATTTCATCATTTATTCAATTTTAGATTACCATACGTAATGTAGCTAAGTCTGCGAAGCCATCCTTTAAGAAAACCTTTCTGGTCACCGACTGCGATTCTCTTTAGATAAGCTTTTCTATCTTTCTTGAAGGCTTCGAATAGCCTTTCTCCATTGGATTTATTAATAAAATGCAGGGTCTTATTACCGATAATACCATCTGCTGTGATACCTAATACAAATTGTAGATGTTTTACAGCTTTATTAACTCCGCTATTATAAGCAAAGTCTACCAGCATGTTGGCTACACTCTGATCTTGAATTTTGTCTGCTTTGCAGGCATTCCAATAGTTCTCCTTAAAGACACGATGGAAGTCTTCCTCAGTAAGGAGTTTCACGTCTTCTTCGTTGAGAACACCATCGCCATTCTTGTCGTACCCGACTTTTCTCCAGGTAGCAAGGGTAATGCCGTATTTTGTAGCTCCACCTTTGTCGTTTTTTCTGTTTGTGTATTTATCCGTTTCCCAACTAAGAATAAACGGAACAAGTTTAGCTGAATCTGCCATAATCACTCCTCCTTTTCTGCGTAATTAAGATATTCTGATAGATAGGGAATCTTATCAATAAACCTAAATCGCATAAGATAATACAGGAAGCTGACTACGTACCAGGGTGGAGTTCCTTTTTTGAATATCAGCTTCAAGTTCTTAAGAATATTGCATCCATAGAACCACAAAACTAAATACGAGATAAAGGAAACGCATTGAACAGAGCCTTCCATCTGTCCTTTAAACCTCCCAATAGCATACACGGCTGCGCAAAGGACGAAAAACACGGTAGCGTGACCGATGCACACAACTGCTTTCTTCAACTCGAAGTTCTCTCCTTTTGCAATCATGCCACTAAGATAACCGAAAATAAAGTTGAGGGTGAAGACGATCATAAGCGAAGACAACTCGCCTTCAATCGGTTTAAGATAGGCGAGGAGTGCAAGAACTACGCCTACAACAATATCTTTAATTCTATCTGCCATACTATAACTATTTGATGATTAAACAATAACGCTGCAAATATACAATAAAATATTTAATCATCAAATAGCTATTGCGAAAAAGTGCAAAACTTTATGCACTCATATAAACGAATATATATAATTTCCTCGAAATATTGTATATAATTGTATATAATTTTATCGAAATATTGTATTTTTAAAACCCACGAAATCGGGGGAATTTCAATCCTTTACAATCTTGCAAACATTGGAAAGGATTGAAAACAAAAAGAGAGGCAATCACTTACCTCTCTTTAGCTTATAAGAAATAATTAAGATACAAATACAGTCCAAATCCGAACCACATTGCCAATATCATAGTTGACATCGTTACCCAAGCCAGGAAGAACTTATCGACCTTCTCGTACTCATGCGTAATGTATAGGTATGCAATGAACGTGCAATTAATGACGACTATCATTGCTACTATAATCAAAGTCTGAAACATAAAGTCCATAATACTCATACATACTCGCTTATCCGTGATGCGTAGGGCTTAATACGTTAAGATTTTCTCTTACTCTTAATATAGTGAAGAATATCCCACTTCTTAAAATATCTCGTATGCCCTCGCTTCTTGCATTCTCCGTTAGGTATGTCGCCTCTTGCAACCATACGATTGAGTGTAGCATCAGAAACGTGCAGTTTCTCCTTGACTTCCTCTGTGCTCATCATCGGGTTGAGCATATCGGGGATGATATCACACAGTCTATCCATATCCTCATCGCTCATTCCGCAAGCGGTGACCTTCTCACCATTTCGCTGCTGCTCGTCAGCTTTAAAGCAAGCATCGCTTAGCGACTTCAAAGCCGTGCCGAGCAACTTATAATTTAGTATCTTTCCCATATTATGCACAGATTTTTCGTCCTAACTTGGTTTTGCTGATAAACATGTCACAGAATCCGTATATATAAAACATTGCCGTTACTATCATGACAGTGAAGCACGAATCAATCATATCTTGAGTTGTGTACCAACTCCACTCTACAATATGGGCAGCGTTGATACCGAAGAAGTAGAAAAATGGTATTCTATATCTCCAACAAAGGAAAAAGAATCGGCTTGCTAATATCAAAACCATAGGTAAAATATAAACCATAAAATAGATGAATAAATAGCATGGAAAATTCTCATTGTTTGTTATGAACATTTCCCTTGGATGCTGGCTAAAATCCCACATTCCATAAGCGTGTAAGCACATAATAATTATTGGAACGTACTTACAGAACCAGCGGAAGAACTTCAAGATTCTCCGTGAATATCTGTTACCATGTTTCATCAGCAAATCCATAACCTCGCTGACGTCTTTGTCTTGCAACCACCTTAATAGGTCACCTTCGTCTTCTTTATTCATAATTTTCGGTTTTAAGATTCAAAATAAGATGGTTGCAAAGTTACACTTTTGTGGCAATAACGCAAGAACAATGCCAAATTGTTAGTGTTAAACTTTACTAAACCATCTTATTGCTATCAACAACGGCGTTTTACTATCAATCTGTTATCCAGTAGGTCAAAAACACATCCAAGAATCCTGCCACCTCTGCCATATACCACACAGGCTTATATCCTTCATCATCGTCCGAACAGCTTACGAGTAGCAGATAGATAAGAGCTATTACAGCCGTTGGCACCCAGCACACAGACAGACACCAGCCTACACACCCTGCCGCAGCTACAAGTGCGCCTACCTTGTGAATAGGGTAGGCATCAGCATCGAGATAGTTGGGTGCCGCACCAACAAACATCAGTCCTCCACACCCTATAAAGGCGAGGCATTGAACACCCTTACCTGTGTCGAGCATACACACCATCATCAGTATCGCACACGTAACCATTACAGCGGTGAACACCCATCCGTAGTTTCGTTTGTTTTTGTCGCCTATCACCTCACTTCCAGTACATCCCTGTAACTGATAATACACCTCGCTCACCATCGCAGGAACGCCAAAGCGCATTGCTGCGAGAAGCAGAAATCCTCCTAACAGGAGAAATGAAATAACACTTAGTATATACATAATCTTTTCGTTTTAATGTTAAACACTCATCTCAAGCATCTTCGGATAGCCTGTCTTGTAATCGTAGGCCTCTACCTCCTCAATGGTTGTTAGCTCATTTACAGTTGCCTTATGGCTTGCTGTGACATTGAAGCACTCCAGGGCATACATCTCTAATACCGAGAGTAGCTGGATGGCCTTGTCGCAGTCCACCACCAGTTTGATGCCTCCAAGCCAGAGGGTGGTTGTTTCCTGGCCTGCTGCTTTGGCGATGGTAGTGGAGTTCATTAATCCAACACGTGTCGCCTTGTCGAGCCACACCAGTAACCCATTCAACACAAAGCCGTTCACCGATGATGAGGTGTCGTAGGCTGTTATCTCTGCTATCTTTTCTGCCTTAACTTCTTCGAGTTTCTCCTCATCCGTAGGTACAGGCTCTTGATATTCCTTGTAGCCTGCCTGTCGCAGCATATCCTCTGTTGGGTTACACACTACGCATCCATTTAATTCTATGGCGTCGGATGCAAAGACACCATTCTTAATCCATCGTTTTGTCATAATCTATTATATTAATAAGTTGTCATCCTCCTGTAAAAGCTACTCCATTTGGAGAAGTATAGAATTTCCTTCCTATAATGTCATACATACCAATCACCCCATCTGACTTGCGCTTTACAGGAATGAAATGACGTACCAACTGATTTCCTTCACTAATCTTAACACCATAACATTTTCCTTTGTAACCTTGCACAAATGTTATAGTCTTTTGTCCTACAAAATCTCCGCTAATTCCTCCATAAAGAGACAATCCGTCAACAGAAAATCCATACTTACATCCTATAATATATGTATGTCTTTTCATTTTGTTGTATTTTGTATAACTACTTATATTTACATTGCCCAGTTGTACAAAATTTATAGTATCCTTACTTCCGCTACCTATATAAAAGACATTTCTGCCATGAAGAAACGTGCTATTATTTTTATTTTCAGCAGCTTCAAAATCTATTTCTACTTTTGTATCTTGTGTGGCAATTATATCAGTTTCTATTGTTGCATTAGCAGTATTTTCTATATAATTTATCTTTTTGTATCTATAATAAAAACCTTTTCTTCTATCTGTTCTCATACGTTTTCCTCCTATGTATTAATATTCCACTCTTGCACAAGTCCATAGTACTTGCCATCAATGTATCTGATGTTGAACTCATAATGTGTATTTGCCTCCACAGATGGTGTTTCTGCCCATTTCACATCAGCAGGGAAAGTAACCGTTGGTGCAGTAGCTCCTGTATCAAAACTGCCTTGATACTCATTCGTCACCGTCAAGTCTGTTGGGGCATTGAGGGTTAGGGTAAGGGATTCACCGATAGTAATATCATACACCTTGTTAGCATCCATAGCCAATGTTGTTTCGGATGCTGGTGTTTCCACGACAGGTAACTTGACAATATCCAAGTACTTATTCAGTTCATTTGCAGCATCGGTAGCAGGCTTCTTTAAGCCTTCAATCTCTACGGGAGTAAAATCATCGTAAGTGAATGGGTCACCCTTAACACCTTGGATTCCTTGTTCTCCCTTCGCTCCAGTATCACCCTTCATACCTTGCTCGCCTTGAATACCCTGCAAGCCCTGCTCACCACGTTCTCCCTGCAATCCTTTATCGCCCTTATCGCCTTTCTCACCTTTATCGCCCTTTTCTCCACTCTCTCCCTTCATACCTTGCTCACCACGCTCTCCCTTGTCACCTTTGAGTTGCATGAGGTCAAATTCCTTTTTCTCACCACTCGGACGAGTAATATTCAAGTTTGTGCCGTCAAGATCAATATCTACGTTTTGAACTTTTTTCAGAGCGCCGTTTACCTGACTTACGGCATCGTTGGCTTTTTTTACAGCTTCCTCCGTCTTGTTTACCGCACCATCAACCTTTCCTAACGCCTCATTTGTGTCTGAAATGAGGTCACTTAACTCCACCGTTGGAGGGAGGATAACCATAGCTGTATCCATTTCCACGCTGTTGTCGCCCTCATCGGTAGTTTCGAACTCAGTATCAGCATCGGCATTCTTTGCTACGATGGAAAACTGAGGGTATTCGTTGCTTCGCCAATCGTTACCGAATATCTTACCCTTTACCTCGATGGCATACGTACCGAGACTCATCTGGTCACCCTCTACTCTCGCAAGGAGAACATTATCCTCATTTACATCAATCGTAAATGCAAGAGGTATGCGTTTGAATTGATTACAAACCTGTACCACCACGTCCGTACAGGCTGGCAGAGGGAAAGCCTTTGCTTGTCCCTCCACCATCTTCATCACTGGAATCCTCAGCGTGAAGTCATTACCTTTAACGATTTTCTTCATATAGCTATAAAATTAAATTGTTAGTCGTACTTTTTCGGGATAACCTGCCGTAATATCATAGGCTATCAATGCGTCTATCGTCTGTAGCTCCGCAACCTTGTCAAGATGAGTCTGCGTAACATTGTAGCAGTCTTTGGCGTAGACCTCTATCTTACTTATGAGGTCTTGAGCTGTGTCAATAGGCAGGGTATAACACTCGCCGTCGAGCCACAGGGTCGTTTCCGTTCTCCCCATTCGCATCAGTCGCTCGTTGCCCTGATATACCCTATCTCTTGTCTCGAAGTCGAGCCAGTGAGCCTCGCCGTTGAGATAAAACGTATTCACCTCTGCGCTCTTATCGTACTCCGTTATCTGCTCGATGCACTTGTTTCTCAGAGCCTCTGTTAGCTGTTCTTCAGTAGGCTCCGCATCGGTATTCATGCCGAGTAGCACGCAGTCATACAGATACTCACCGTCTTCTGTCTTGCGTTCGTTCACAGCAAGGCGCACCTCATTATTTTTCCATGTCGCAACCTTCGTTTCCAAAGGCGTAGCATACAATTCCTTATATGTTATCATATCCGCTTAGTAATTATTATTGTTGCTCATTATTCCTGCGTCAAGATTACCGAAAGTGGTTTCCGTCTGTATTGAATAGATTTTTTCGTGAAATCCGGGTGCCATGTACGTTGCGCTAAAGGATTCTATCTGTACATAGAAGGATGGCCTTGTCACGCTCTGTCCCTTTTTGATGGCAGGCACCAGCTTTGTGTTGTCGTAGACCTTGGCATCCGCAGTAAGGAACACGCCATCCGCAAGATTTGTCAGCGCACCATTCTTCACCATTGTGCGGCTCGTAAACGTCCTTCCGTCGGCTGCTCTCGCGAGGTCGTAGGTACTCAATCCGTTAGCCGAGTCGGCTACTATCTTTCCGTTCACCCTTGGTGCTGAGTAACGATACAGGGTTGTCTGTTTTCCCGTCGCACCCTTAACGAAAAGAATGAAGTTGTTATCCTTCGTTGCCGTGTACCACGTCTTAGTGGTGTCAACCCACGGAAGATCTACATTCTCTCCAAGCGGAGTCTTCAGTCCAGCATCCTCTGCTTTGATATATCGCGCAGAAGTTATCTTCGCGTCGGTCTTGCTGAGCGAGGCGACACCAGCAGGGCCGAGGTCGTAGAGAAAGTTTCCGTTGTCGTCGTAGTACGACAGCACGGCCTGTCCCGAACTGTTCAGACCGAAGCGGATGTTTGCAGTTCCTGCCTTTCCGTAGATATTGATAAGGCCATCGGCTATCCTTACCATCTGTCCGTTGAGTCCTTGCGATGTAAGCATCTGCGCCAGTATCAGAGCCGCATTGATGGCTCCGTCTGTAAAGAGCGCGGCCGTCGTAGTCTGACCGGTAGAGAGTGTGTTCTCTACCTTGATTTTCTCGCCATACAGAGTTACTCCGCTCGACGTAATCTCAAGTCCTGCCGCCTTGGCCGTGGCTCTGTCGATGAGGTCGGTCTTCCGTTCTGTATAATCAGTAAGTTGTGCGCCTTCTTCCAGTTTCGGCTTTGTCACCCAAGCCTCAGTATCGCCTGGAACACGTATCAGCACCTTGTCTGGAATTACCTCTGCTCCATCGCCAGTGTAGTCCTCTATTCGCCAATGCACCCAGTACCGCTTATAGGTCGAGGTGAGTGCGAGCTGTGCGTATCCGTCAGCCCTGCCGTCCGTATATTCGTTTCCTTCGCAGGTTTCTGTATATACATTTGCATGTACGCTGTCTCCATAGAGATAAACGTTGATGTTCCCGCTGCCCTTGGCAACGAAGGAGAACACATAGTCCTGATTCTTTACTATTCTCGCCTGCCCAGAAAGGGTAGCCGTTGTTGGAAATTTATATTGCAAGGCTTCTGTGAACTGAGACTCTGCCGAGTTGTTTTTGTTGTACAATATACCGTAGCAGCCTTCGTATTTTTCAAACATAATCAGTCCACTGGCAAGCTGGAGATTGCTTTTGTCAGACGATTTGGTCAGTGCCATCGTGTCCTCCAAAAGGTTTCCTCCCACATAGTCGTAGTCCGTTTCCGCAGGAGTCCAGCCTGTGTACTCGCTTCCTTCCTCCAACATCGGCATACATATCCATCCGTTACCAGAGGCAGTATAACCAAATGTTCCGTCCACGGTTATGCCATTGTAGACAAAGATATTCACCTCGATAAACTCTGCGTCGCTCGAGTTGAAAGTGTAGTTCACCTGCCTCCATTGGTTCACCTCGTTCTCCTTCGTTATCCACTGCATGTTACCCGAGGTGGCAATAATTCTGTCCCCTCTACCACTATTCAGCGCAGCCATCTTGAACACCTCCGAATGAACCTGTAAGTCCTTCGTGTCGCACTTTATCCATGCGGAAAATGTATAATCGGTGTTCTTCTTCACAGCGATGCCGTTGACGTGCTGTCCCCAGAAAAGTCCCATGTACTGAGGCTTTCCGTCACCCGTCACCGAGAAGCGGATGGCATTATGGCCGTTCACACCCTGTGTTATCGTAGGCTGGAATAGTCCGTCCGAATAATATATATCACCCTTCCTCGTCAGTGCCGTATCTCGCAGTAGGTTATGCCGTCCTTGCTGGCTCTGAGTAACACTGAGAGTAATCTCCTTAGCTGTCTGCTTGATAGTAGATGTGTAGGCTTTGAGAACGGTAGGATTGCTTCCTTTGAGGTCGTTCTCCAATTTCTCAAATTGCGACTGATACTGCTTTGCCGTAGCCTTTACACTACCCATATACTTCGAAACGTTCACCGAGAATGGAACCTGTGTACTGTAGCTCTTCCCTCCGAGAGAGAATGCGATTGTGATAAATCCCTCGCTCACCGACACCTTGTCTCCGCTCGCCATAGTGGTAGTGTTCACAGAATTGAGCTTCACCTTTATGTATCCTGTAGCCAAGCTTGCCGCAGCCGTACAGTTCTGCATATAGCTCACCCTTACGTCTGAGCACTCGTTAGTAACATTCTCGCCACCTCTCATCACCTTTACTCGTCCTTCTGCCGTGGTGTCCGACACGATGCCGTTATCGTTAGTGTCGAGCACGATGGGCTGTACGAGAAGTATGCTCACTCCGTCCTCTCCGTCATTTCCGTTCACACCAGGAGTACCTTGTTCTCCTTTCTCGCCCTGTGGTCCCTGTGCGCCTGTTTCTCCTTTAGGTCCTTGTGGTCCTTCGTCACCTCTATCTCCCTTTTCGCCTTTGTCACCTTTGTCGCCTTTCTCTCCCGACAACACTTTCTGCCAGTCACTGCTTGCGTCCGAAGGCTCTTGGCTTGTTCCGTTCTCATTGATACAAGTCCACAGGGCGTTGTTGTGGTTCACTTGATCGTAATAATCATAGTTTCCTGCCTTCCATTCGCCTCTGTAGTTCACCATGTGCATGGTGTCGCCAGTCGAAGATACCCACTCAAAGATACCGCTATTAAGCCTTATCTTGTCAGGCGAAAGCTCGAATACATCCTTGCCATCGTGTGTATATCTGTCTACACCCTTGAAGCCTACGATGCGAGGTGTGTTCTCGCCAGTACTCTCCAGTATCAGCACACCTTTTCTGCTGTAGTCATCTACAATTTGTCCTCCAACAAAAACAGCTCTGTGTCCGTCAAGCACAATAGTGTCTCCTGCTTCAGGAATACCACCTATCTCTGCCGTTGCAAGCTCCTCAGTCATCGAGTCTAACGACAAAGAATGCTTGCCGATTACAATCCACGAGAACATCTGTCCTCCATACAGTTCGTTGCCATATCCGTCATATATCTTCTCGTTCACACTCGATACGCCGTGCTCAGGGATTGTTCGCCAGTAGCTCTTGTTGCTTGCGTTCGTGGTTCCAGTAGCCAACGTTCCGATAGTCTTACATCTCACTTGGTCGCCCTCTCTCCACAGGTTCTGTGTAGCCGTAGTTCCGTCATCCGCCAAGAGATAACAGAGCCAGCCTTCGCACATCTCCACAGACGTCTCTATCCATTCACTGCTCTCGCTTTCCCATGTTACAGGCACGACCTTCACTATCTTGCTTCCTGCGCCCGAAAGATACACATTACCGCCTGCATACGACAGCTTGCGTACATCTAATTCGTGGAATATCGCCTTTCCCCAAATGGTAAGATTGGTGATAAAGGCATGATACTTGCCGTTCTTCTCCTTCTCAACAGAAAAGCCTTGTTCAGCCGCATTGTCGTAATCGAAAGACTTGATAGTATTAAACACCGCATCGCCCAACTCCGTAATCATAGCATTGTTGCCAAACTTCGCTCCCATCATCAAATCAGCAAGACCTTTGGCAATAAGACCTTTCGCAAATGTGATTAATCCCTGCGCAGTGTCGTTGTGTAGCTTTGACAAGAAACTATGGATAGTCTTTCTTGCTGATAGAACATTACTGTCTGTAGGAGGTGTAGAGTCATTCATGCCTATTACATAGACGCCACCACCACCATTGCCGCCACTTATCTGAATGCCGTTTACCGTGATAGAGTCAACCTTGTCTTCCAGCTTACCCAATCGACTTGTTGCTGCTTTTTCACCAACTATGTATTGAGGATGGTCATAAGGTATATCCAAAGGTATCTCCATGCCGATGATACGAGAGTTTCGGTAGTGCTTACCTTTAGCATCAACCTGCGCAAACATATCATTAATCAGCTTTACTTGTTCACCGAGAGGATGATAATCGTATGTCCCATTATTATAGAACTTATCGCCATCCATCGTGCATGTGAAGTTTGCGTTGCTGATCATAGTCTTCAGATAGTACTGCTTCGCTCTATCGAACAGAGACAACTGAGCTGCAGGAATTAGGTCCGTATCTGTAATCTTGGTTGCATCCCAGTTGAACAGAAAGTACTTATCACCAACCTTCGGACACATGACACCATCGGGGAGAGTTCTTCCGTAAGTGTCATTAGCAACAATCTCAAAGTAGTTAACCTTGTCAATGACTTTGAAGCTAACATCGAACACCATGCCCATGAGAGCACCGCTAGTGAACTTGATGCCTAAAGTGAGGTTACTCTTTATCCAACTCTCCTTGAAGCTGTTAGTGAAAGAGTCTGTAGAAGTGACCTGCCAAAACGTCTGTGTAGTCTTCGTCCCGTCTTCGTTATCAACGGTGCTATCATAGGTCTTGATACTGCTGACAGCACTTTCCACCTTTGGATATTCGTCCTCAAACATCACGACACCTTCGATAGCCTGCTTATCATTCTTCACGACATTCACGTTCTCTATGTAGCCATCCTTGGCGTAGAAACCGTCACTATCTACTTCCTTGTTAGGGAGCATGAGGTAATCGGTAGCTACACCATCGGTGGTGACGTCCGCATCGGCACCAGTGAAATATCCTTTCGGGATATTCCTATCTGAGCCGAATGCGTACAGTCTCGTAATATAAGTTGACTTAGATTCCGAATAGGACATAGACAGAACATTAACATCCTGTTCGAATGTTGTCTGACCTTCCATTTCGCAATATCCAAGGTATATAATAGAGCCATCTATCCACCACTCGCAGTTGAGCGCATCTTCGGAACAGATGGAGTTGAGAGCATCAAGAATACTGATAGAGCCGTACTCAATCAAGAATCTCTTCTGAACATCGAAAGCCTTGTTGTTGTATGTAGTGTAGTCAACAGAGAAATCCTTGCCATTGTACGTAAGACCTAACGCCTTTAGGTTGCCGAGTATAACGTTCATATGTACGCCTACCGTTGTGGTGAGCTTGAAGGAGGTCTCGTTGGCTCCGTGCTGAGGGCGATACTTGCAAATCTTATTCTTCCAAGACATATAGTAGGCATCCATCTGCATTTCGTAGTCGTAGCCATCGCTATCATTGTGCTTAGGGAAGTATGATGATGTAAGTTCAAAGTAGCCGAAGTCGGGAATCTCCACGGAGTCCCCAATCTCGAAATAGATAGGAGTAGCCGTAGTGAACTTCAAGATGATGTAGTGGTGGTCCATAAGCTGATATGACAGCTTAGAACCCTCGCCGAAGTCCTCTAATGTGAAGAATACCTTGTTATTTCTCTTAATCTGAATCATTAGCTTGTATATTTACTTGTTTCACCTCTGTCACTAGGGTCTGGCTCGTTGAGCTTTAGACTGAACTTTGCCATTTCCCGAATGAACTGACTGAACTGTGTGCAGGAGAGATAGATGCACCGATACCACACATTTGGCTGAAATCGGGTGCGGATAACCAACTCTCCCTTGGCAAGAACCTCCTCGCAGAACCTAGCATAGTTCGTCATGAACGTATCTGAGTCTTTGGCGGTCATGTTGAACGGAAGCGTTATCTCCCTCTCATCCAGTCTTGGATTGTGCTTGATAACCGACTTGCCGTCCTTTGAGCGATACTTGTTACTGATAAACTCCTTGTTTGGTGCAGGAGTCATTAGCGTGCTGAGGGCGGTTTCATCTAAGATTATGCCCCATGTAAGGTAGGCATCCTTACCATTGATATAAAGTTGTCCGTTAAGCATAACTATTTAATCATTAAATAGCCTCATAGGCTTCGCTGTGAGCCGCTTTTGCTATTGTTAGGTATAGTTATAAGGGCTGACAAGCGAAAATCCTATAGAGGTCAAATATCCTTTAATCTTCTGTTCATGTCATCCAGCTTTGCTCCGAAGTCATTATAGGTGAGCTTTGAATACTTCACGATGTCTTCGAGGTAGCTGTTTGTCATGATCATCATGTTTCTTATCTCCAATACTGCGCCATTGGTTGAGATTCCGAGTGTAACGATGCTCTCCATCTGTGAAATTGTGGTAGTCATGTTCTGAGCAATAGACTCTCCTGCAATCTGCAGGGCGGTGAAGCGACCATTCAGCTCATCGGCGGTATCTTGTCCCATAGATGCCCATCCTCCGCTTGTTGCGGTCTGTGATGAGGATGAGGAACCAGTGTAGCCAGTTACCTTCGCCCAATCATCACGTCTCTTCAAGCCTTCCTGGACTATATCATCATAGCGCTTTTGAAACTCCTCTATATCGAATTTAGAAGGGTCTCCATTCGCATCATCTACAGCCTGGGCCCAATCCTCATATAGCTTCTTTAATTTACCATTAATGAGGTCTTCCATATCGTAGGAAAGGAGAGATTTCTGAACCTCTTCGGCAAAATCGTCCGCGAAGTCTTTGTAGTCTTTCTTCATATCCATGAGGTTGCTGATGAAGTTATCCCTCATTCCGTCAAAGGAAATCTTAGTGATAGATTCGCGCCATTGCTCAGTCAGCTCATCAAGATTACCTGCAAGGTCCGCATAGTCTTCAAGTTTGTCAAGAACCGCCTCTCCGTAAGCAGAACGTCCCTTATAATGAGCACCCGTATCCCTAATTTTATTAACCAACTCTTGATAGGAAAGCAGTTTCTTCATCTCTTCTGGAGTAAGGGAGGTTAAATCTCCATTAAAGTCGCTCTTTACTTTTTCCCTTATCAACTTCATCTGCTCATCGTTGAAGCCACTCCAATAACTACTCCATGAGTGGTGCGAACTATGATAACTCATCTGTTGCTTCGCAATCTCCATGACGTTGTGATTGTAAGTCTCCTGCTGCCGCTTTGCTTCCTTGTAAGCATTGGTGGACTCCTTACCATACGTACCTGTCATGGTGTCTTTCAGCTTGTCGATGGACTTCTGTAATCTCTCATTACTATCCGTCAGTCTGTCAATAGTCTTCTGAACCTTTTCTGCATTCGAGTTAGTGAACCAATCTGATGGACCTTTCGATGATAGTGCTCCGAGAGAGAGAATGTTTCCAACACGACCTAACACGTTATCTAAGAGACCGCCAACACCATTGACAACGATGCTTTCGATAGCCTTGAAGAGATTTTCGGGCAAGTCGAAGATAGCATCAATGAGATTTCCCACGGAAGCAAGAATGCTGTCAACCAAATCTGATAGCCATTCGAATTGAAGTAGCTGAGTAAACGAATCAAGAATACCGGTCACGAAGCTCTTGATGGAACTTGCGAGATTGAGGATGAGTTTCGGTATCTGCGCCACCACTCCTACGATTGAGCCGAGAGCACTACCCATCATATTGGTTATTCCGTCTCCGATGGAACCGAGAGTGCTTCCTAGACCTTTCGATATGGTCGCACCCATTGTCTTGGCTACTCCGTTGCCCATAGTGGAGAGTGATTCGTCAAGAGCACCTTTCAAGGCATCTATGTTGCCAACCGCAGATTGTACCTCCGAGAACCCTTCGTTGCCTTTCCACGTTCCGAGCTTGTTGAGTGCAGCAGTAAGCCCCGAAGTATAGTTCGTAACGGCTTCCGTAGCTGAGTTGAGCTTGATGCCGAAGGTATTCATTTTGTTTTTGGCATCAACTACCGCTTGACTTGCATCATCAGTAGCTTTCTTTGCCTGCTGAAGTTCCTTGTCGGAGATACTGCCCTTGTCATGGAGAGCCTTTGCGGACTTGAAGTTTTCACTCTGTCTCTTCTCTTCCTCAACAGCCTTTTGGTACTCAGCAACAGACTGATTGAAACTACTGATGGATGCAGCAAGGTTCTGCCACGTTGCATTCTGATCAGTGCCGAGGTAAGTGCGAATCTCCTGCATGAGGTCAACAACCTTCTGCTGTGTCTGAGTATCGGCTTGCTGAAATTTGTCCGTGTTGGTATAAGCATCTAGCTTTTCAAGCATTGGTTTGAGCATTTCCTTGCTCATATTACCCACACCACTCATTAGACCCTTCCAGTCAATGCCCATAGAGATACTTTCGTAGTCGAAGTTGGCGAGTGCTTTTTTCTTCTCCTGCTGGAGAGTCTTCTTTTCGCCTTCCGTCTGAGCCTTGGCAATCTTCTCTTCGTACTCCTCGGCAATGGCTTGCTTCTGCTGATAGAGTGAGCCATACTCCTTCAAGTAGTCACGCATAGAGGTGAGGGCTTCCCTGTTGACCTCATCAAGCTTCTTGTTGTACTCTTGGGTAGCGAGGTCTCTAGCCTTATTGATGGCATTGGACTGAGCAGAGGTAAGGGCTACTTTCTTGCCAGCTTCCTTGTTCTTCTTCTTGAACTCTGCTTCCTGCTTGTCAATCTCGGCTTTGCGCTTGGCATAGTCGTTCTTGATTTCAGCAATCTTCTTCTCCGTGCCTTCCTGCATGAGGGATATATCATTGTCGATATTTTCCTGCTGCAGCTGCTTCAAGTCCTCGTTCAGTTCCTCCTGGGCCTTCTTGCGGTCTTCTGCCTGCTTCTTGGCATCGGCGGCTGCTTTCTTGGTTTTGGAAGCGTTCTTCTTGGCATTGGCTTCTGCCTCTTCCTTTTCGCGACGCTTCTGCTTAGCATCGTCTTCTGCCTTGGTCTGCTTGGTATTCGCTGCATTGGTATAATCCCATCCTCGCTGGGCGATATCGTTGGTTGACATCCATTTGCCATTGACTAGCGCACCAGACTTCTTGTTGTTTGCAAGGTCGCGTGCCAAAGCAGAGAAGTATTTACCTAAGCGTCCCAGTTCCGGAATATTCATGTTCTGCATCCACGATGGTATCTTGGCATCGAAGTTGACGTGGAAGTTGATGTTGTTCTCGGAATAGTTCTGCATGAACTCCTTGACACGGTTGTAGAGAACGTGTACATCCTCACCGGCACCCTGGAGCTGCTTCTGCAAAGCGTTTATCCTGTTCTTGGTTGAGGTAGCCTTATTACCGAAATCTTCAGTAGCATCTGCAGCTTTGTTGATATTATCTGCCTCCTCGGTATGCAGCTTCTTTGCAGCTCGAAGTTCATAGAGATAGCCTATCAAAGCCTTCCTGGCATCGCTTGTCTTGTCTCCTGTAAACCCAAAAGCATTAGCAAGATTTTCTGATTCTGAAATCAAAGAAGCTTCCAACTGATTGTATTGTTTCAGATACGTCTGATACTCCTTGGAGTGCTCATTCAAGCCAGACATCTTCTGTGTCAACTCATCAAACTGCTTGATAACCGAATCAGATACGATGTTCTGTATGCCTACCGCAATACCACTACTGGAGGTTCCATAATCCTTCAACTTATCCAAAAGGGCTTGCTGAGCGCTATCAACACGGTTGTTGTAGTCTTCGTTGGCCTTAGAGATTGCATTGGCTCTGTTGCGCTCTGTAGCCTCCAACTTGATTTGCTCGATAAGCTCGTTAGACTTATCAATCTCCTGCTGCTTGACACTAACGAGGTTACTCTCATCTTCTTTGATCCTGTCAATGGTAATACCATAGTTGCTATATATGCTTGACAGCTCCTTGATGGTGTCCTTATAAACCTTGGAGCCCTCCTTTGCAGTCTTCAGAATGGAGACTAACGACTCGACCTTACTTGATGCTTCATTTGCACTCTCGGTAAACTTGGAGGTCTTGGTTGCTGCATCTTCAGCACTATCGCCGAATAATCCGAATAGGGTAACACCAGCAGCAATTACACCCAAGACAAGACCCAAAGGATTAGATGACGCAACAAGGTTGAACAGCGCCATCGCATCCTTTGCGGAAGTTATAGAACGTGCCAAAGAAATAAATGCTTTAGCACTTTCCCAAGCTATTTGAGCCTTTGATATTGCAATCATTGCCAAAACAGCAGCTTTGTATGCTCCATAGGCAGCAACAACGGTCATAATAACTTTTCCTACAGTCTTCCAGTTCTCTACGAGGGTAGAAACAACTCCCAATCCGGTATTGATGACACCCTCCTGAGACTTACCAAGTTCGTTGAACATCTGCTCGATGGCATCCTTGATGTTGCTTATCTGGCCGGTAATGGTCTTAGACTGAGCTTCCATCAATCCACCGAACTTACTACCCTCTGCAGACATATTCTGCATTGCCTGAATGAAAACGTCGCTGGTAACCTTACCAGCCTTGATTTGCTTCTGGACCTCCTTGATAGCATTGGTAACGTCAAGGCCCATAACCTTTGCAATCTCGTCTGCGATAGGAATACCTCGGTTGAGGAACTGATACAAGTCCATCGTGTCCATCTTGCCCTTGGCGATGGTGGTACCATAAAGCATCACGAGGTCTTTAAGGTTCAGACCCATACCTGCTGCCACGTCTCCCAGTCCTATGAGTGTCTTGTTGACATCCTCGGCTGCTACGTTGAACGCAAGGAGCTGCTTGGCTCCCTCCGTGACATCTTCGACACCGAATGGAGTAATGGCTGCTGTGCGGATCAGCTGCTTCATAAGCGCATCAGCTTTCTCCTCAGACTGCAACATTGTCTTGAAAGCCATTTCTGTCTGCTGGAACTGACCGCGGACCTGCATCATCTGATTGACGAACTTTCCAATGCTCCAGCCGCCAATGGCAATATTCATGCTGTTTTGTATTTTCGAGATTATGTCGTCAATGGACTTTCCGTCCTTCTCAACCCTCTCGGCAGTCTGATGAACTGCGTTCTGAATGTCTCGAAAACCAGAAACTACCTTAGAGGTCTCGACTATTGTATCGAATTTTATGCTTGGCATAATGTTCTATTTTTCCTTGAATTTATACTTTGTTATAAAGAAATCCCGATGAAACACCAAATTTGAATGTTCTAAAACGGAACTCCTCGCGTGCGTGCGTAGGGTTCGGTTAAATCTCTGCCTCTGACTCTTTCACCGCCTTCATGACAGCCTCCCTGTTGTTGCCATCGATGACTTCTTCCCCTGCTGCCGGTATATGGGCTTTCTTCCTCTCCTCATCAGACAGATATATGGATGTAACCTTATCTTTTAGCATGAGGGTCAGGTTGTTATACGATATTCCCCATACCACGTAATCGAAAGTCCATCCGTATCTTTCGCAAGCGGCATCTATTAATGTTCCCCATATTGTCTTGCCTCCGAAGATAAAGCTATTCTCTGACTTCTTTGCTGCATTGACTTTTGCCATACGCTTCGCTTCTTCTTCCATTCCTGTCTCTTTGGCTATTGTCTGGTATGAGTTAGCCTTAAGGATGATTATGAGGAGAGTGGCTATATCCTCGTTGGAGCATTCTTTGAAGATTAGCTCCGTCTGCCTGCTTACGCATCTGGAGTCTAGTATTTCGTTCTTTGTATTGAGTGAGTGATATGCAATCAATCTGCAGCATGTCTCCCTTTTGGTGTTTGCAACTCGCAATGCTTCCAAGAAAGGATCGACTTGAAGTAACTCTTTGTCTATCTCCAAGCTATCTACCAACTGCGACGTTAGGTACATCATGCCCAGTGTAGTAGGGTAGATATTAACGTGAGTATGCTCAGTATCAAAGCCTATAGGCATATCTGTGAGCGTATTCGATATAATGATTCCTAACTCTTCCATATCACTCGAATTTAAATAGTTGGCACCCAAGGCAGGACTCGAACCTGCGACTTTCAACCAGCTTTTGAAGACCCTGGATTTTTATGCGACGGACTATTTGGTCTCGCTCTTCCCCTGAGCTACTTGGGTAGGTTGCCGGCTGATAACCCTCAGTCGGCGGAAGGGATATTAGAATATGCCTATGTCTCTGCGTAGGTTTCCGTGATTTCAGCAGGAGCGGTATCGCCATCCTGCGGTTTCTTGAAAGTCAAGGCATACTTTCCTCCTGTTGTCTTTATGGCAGTGATAATACGCCAGCGATAAGCACAATAGACATCCTCACCCTTCGAGTTGACAGTCTTAGCTACCACGTCGCCCTCTGGAATGAGAGCTGAGTGGGTGTACGTGATAAGAGCACCGTCCTGAGTTGTATAGGCCTCCTCTGCACCAACTGTTGTGTTACCCATATATACGCCAGGAAGCTCTGCGTCTTCCGGCTGGACAGCATAACGGTAGTTACCTTCTACGGTACCATCAATAGTCTTGAATGGCTGCGACTGATTCTTCTTAATGAAGAGCTGATATGATGACTCGTATGTGGACTTCTTTGTCTTGCGATCAACAATTCCGCCACCTTCCTCGACCTGGGTCATTGTGTCACCTTTCGTAGGTGTTACCTGCGTTGTGCCATCCTTTGGAGTTGGGAGCTTAGTCCACTCGTTCTTTTTGCTACCTACTTCTTGAACGTAGATAGAGCATTTGCCCCATGATGTTACTGACATAATTTAATCATTTATGAGTTTATATTCGATTTGATTATTTATTACATGTTCTCCCGTGCTTGTTGCATATACCCTCTGCTCAATAGCGTGGGCTGCATACTCGCTCGTTCTGAACGTTTCCAAGAGATTCCAAGACAACTTGCAGATTTCTTCTACTCTGATACAGTTCTCTTCAAACTGCCCATCTACATCATTGTCTTGTATATATATATTTACATTTATAATTGCCGTTTGAAGCTGCGTTCCCTCATTGGCCAAGATGGAGATAACAACATCTTCTTCTCGAGAATTATGTGGTCTCAACGTTTTAGACAGCTTGCCGTTAACATTGTTCATGAAACCGCTGGCTTTGATGTACCTGTAAACATCGGTCTTAATTGCTCCGTCTGACTTCATATCTTCCATCTATTTATTTCATTAATAGCTGATTCTATTGCTGTCTTAACACGCTGCTCGACTATGGACGTGGCCCATATCTTCGTTGAAGCGAGTACGTCCTTGCTTTCCAAGGCTTCCACCTCTCCTGCGTACTCCATTCCGGCAACGACAACCAAAGCATAAACTCTGGAATATTCCTTTGCAAGGTCATTGATCATCTTCTTGCCCTTTGCAGAGCCGTCTGTGCCACTGAGAACCTGCGAAAAGGCTGATTCCATATATTTACTTCCCTGCTCATAAACAGCAAATCCAATGGAACTTCTGAGGTTTCCCGTATGGTCTATCCAGCTTTCCTTGGCAGACCTGTTACGGATTCTTACCACGGATTCGTCTCCGAGTTTGCTCAATGCTTTAAGCACATTCTCGTGTATCTTCCTTGCGGCTCTTTGTAGGAAGGCATTTAGAGCAGATGCGCTGGTTGTCATTCTTATGCCCATATCTTACACTGGAGTTGATAGCGATGAAATCCCTTGACCTTTAAAATCGCCTCCTCGGCCCCTAAAATATCAAGCTTGATAAAATCCCCATAAGAGAACTTTTCTATCGCTACTGGTAAATTATACACTTCGTAAGAGTAATAATCTATAGACCCATCTGTTGTAACTACTTTGTTAGCCTCGCCAGCAGGAACCACATCACAAGTGCAGCAGAACTTCCACTCGGTCTTACCCTGGTGATAATTTCCATCTTCATCTGTATAGCCAGCTACCTTCTGCTGCCGGTATAGCTTTGAGGCATGAAAACTCAATAGACTCATCAGCAATTAATGTAAACTGTCGGCTTTGGAGTAAGTGTTACTTCTTCCTCACCGATAGAGTTGTATAAACGATTGACTTGAACTAATATAGCCTTTCGTTGGTCTTCTGAGAGAGAACCAATGGATTTATCCGACTCAGAGAAACTTACGGCTTGTATGAGAGAAAGCAGACAATCGGCAAGCGCTCCCTTATACGCATCGCTTTTAGCGACAGCGCTATCAAACTCGTCCTCGAAACCCAATTCGCGCTTGATACAAGCGTTTTCGACGAATCCATAAGGAATTGGTATGTGAATTTCATCCACCAATGCTTGTCCGATTGTCTTCATTGTTACTCAGCTTTAGCTGCCTTCTCCTTGAACTCCTTCTTCTTTGTTGGAGGAAGTTCGTTATAGGCGTCAATTACCTCTTTGTCGCTTGCGTCACTTGAAAGCGTGGCACCAAGGGCATTGAGGGTTGTGATAGCCTCCGGCTTCTTGTAGGTCACATCAGAGATTGTTACCTTAGTATCATCTGTATCTGTTGATTCCTTCTCGGTATCAACAGAAATGGGTGGGTCTGCAAGCTTGGTGTTAATCTGATAGATTGTGTCAACATCCTCGATAACAGGTAAGCAGTATGCCTGTACCGCTGTTGTCTCGCGCAATGGATCAGTTGTTGAATACTGAGAGATAAGCTTGTAATCAATCTGCTGATAGGTTACACCTACAACTCTGTTTGTTGCCTCTGCTACCTGACCGTAAACGAGGGCACCAATCATCTGTGAGCAGACACCGATAATCATATTGTTGTTCCAAGGCTTAACACTCTTCTTCACGCCATCATGCTCCAAGCGGACAGTACGGTTGATGATGCGGAATGATACACCGGTCTCGTCCAAGAATGCCTCCTGGAATACGCTGGAAGTAGGAACCGGCAGCTTTGTGTTGGAGTCATAAGTCTGACCCTTATAGTTGGCAACAAGCTCGCGAGCGTCCTGTGCCTTCTTCAATTCGTCAAACTTAGCCTTTCCAATCCAGAAGATCAAGATGGTGTTGCCATCATTCGATGCTTGCTCGATACATTCCTTCAAGTCTGCAACGGTAATACCATCATCAACGTTGTTGATGCCGAGCTGATTTTTCGGCAAGTACCGATACTGAATACGAAGCAGCTCATTTGGATTATCATCGTCACGGACAGCCACGTAGCCGTTAGAAAGACCGTACAGAAGAGCATACTCATTACGCTCGTCAACACCGACATTACAAGCTACCGGGTCCTGAGCCAACTTGCGGCGAATTTCTGCTGTCTGACCGCCCTGTGACTCCATAAGTCGGAGACTCAGGATTTCTGACTCCTTCAAGAATTTCTTCATACCTACCTTTGGCAGTTTGCCGTTGGCGGTTGAAATCTTATCACGAGACTTCAAAGGAACAGGAGAATCAACTGCCACGTAGTCAGCAGCTACGTAAGAGGTATCAACTGTGTCGGCTTCCCATTTGTTGTCGGTAGAATAAACACGGCGGAGAATGGACGTATCCTTGTGGAGATACGTCATTTCGTTCTTGCGCTTACCGTTAATCTTCTCAATCAATGTCTTCAAGATTGGGAAGAAACTCAAGATATACTTAAGAAATAAAGATTTCTGTTGCATAAATCACCTCCTTAACCGATTACGTCGTGTCCCCACTGAAGAGTAGGAACGGCTGTTTTCAAAGCTGCCTTGATTGTATCGACAGGATAAGGGACAGCCTTATCATTAGCCTCACCTGCCGTCATAACACCTACATGAGGGGTATCTACAGGAGCAGTTGTCATGCAGACACCAATATACTCGTGGTTTTCAGGAAGAGCCGCATAGGCATCACCTGTTACCGGCATTGGCTTGTATTCGCCAGACTTGGTATCACGAATGATAATGTGTCCGCACTGGATAAACTCTCCAGTAAACCCTGTCATGTCGAGAATGACACCACCCATGATGCCATTCACATAATTTCTGATGATTACAGACTCTTTGCCTGAATCAAACGTTTTTGTTTCGCTTACACCATACATAACTTTTAGGATTTAAAGATTACATAGTTTCGGCAAGCTCATCAATCTCATTTTCCTTGATAACCTCAACCTCTTCTTCCTTAGGCTTTCTCTGAGCCGCAGGAGCACCAAGTTTTCCGAGACCTTCGTTAGCGCGCTCTTGATCGATAGCTGCCAAGTCCTCCACAACACCATCATAGAAATCGTCGAACTCAGATTCGTTCTCAAACTTCATCTTGTCGAAATTCTTCAAGACGGTCTTTCCGAACGTACCTTTGTCCTTAAGGAGTGCCTTCAGCTTAGAACGGCGGCCATCACTCTCACGCTCTGACTTCAAACCGAGAATTTCGGTCTGCAAGGCTTTGTTCTGAGTAATGAGTGCCTGTGCCCATGCTGGAACCTGCTCTTCCTCTTTTTCTTTCTTCTGTTTGCGGATTGGTTTCTTGTTGCCGGCAGGGTCATCGTCAGGATCATCGACCTCGTCGTCATCCAAGTCTTTACTATCCTTGAAACTCTGGATAGTACGCTGCGCTGTCTTTTGCGCAATTTTAAGATAAGGAAGAACCGCATTGACCTGCTTTTCAATCTCTGCGTTTACATCCTCGTCTGAGGCTTCTTCATCGAGTTCTAAGTTATTGGCAACATCGGCAGCAATACCCTCTAACTCCTCTCTACTGAACCCCAACGCCTTTGATTTGGGTTTCAGAATAACTAAAACTTGCTTCGTTCTTTTTTTCATTCTAACTAAATATTTAATTGAACAATAAATTCAAGAAAATATCCCAGTACGAAGCGATAGTAAGTAATGCCGCAAAATTAAATAAAAAGTATTTAATCACCAAATATATTATAAGAAAATATACTTAATGATTAAATACTTTATGGCTACATATAAATATTACATAGGATAAGCAAGTTCGTCTTCTCCGACACTCGAAAGATATGAAGCAAACTTTTTACATAATAATGTGGCCCCTTTTAAATCATTTAATCTATAGTTACCACACTCTTTTTCTGAAGCTCCTGGAATTACTTTTGAAACAGAACATTCTTTAAAGGCGACTGCTATACTATCCTTTATTATCGCAGAAGTCCAAACGCCTCTAAGAATGAGATAGAAACCAGTCAAGCATCCCATAGGCCCGAAATATAAGACATAATCTTTCAGTGAACTCTTGTTGCGCATATAATCAGCCATCAAGTGCTCGATAGTATGAGCAATCGCTGGAGACATCATATCTCTGTTTGGCTTACATACACGGACGTCAAATGTGGTGACTATTTCCAACCCTAATTTGTCTACTCTTGAAACATAAAGACCTGGCTTTAGTTTCGTATGATCAACTTTGAAACTCGGTATCATTTCTCTAACAACTTACATACAACATTAAACGCTTTTTCTGCTAAATTGTCCCAAAATCCTGCATACTGCTCGGTTTGGCTTGGTTCCAGAGGATTATCGCTAATAACTCGAATGGAAGTAAAACCAATCCCTTTCTTGTAACATACTTGAGCAAGGGCGGCAGACTCCATATCAATGGCGCATACGTTATACGACTTAGGAAGAAAATCCTTAATCGCTAACACTTGCTCTCTTGTAGTAACAAACTTATCTCCGGTTGCTATAGTTCCTAATCTGAATCTTTCGTCCATATCAATCCAGGAGAAATCTGAAGGGAAGACCGCTGGCATACCTTGAATTTGACCGTTAGCATTCGGTTCACCACAATATACATCATGGTAACAGTATGAATTACCGATTACGATATTACCAGGTTTCAATCCTGCGACTGCAGCACCAGCGCATCCTACTGAAATAACTCTTGTAACTTTACTGGTTGCATTCGAGGAAAGATATTCTGTCAAGCAAGATGCCGCATTAACCTTACCAATACCAGACTTGATTAAGGCTATGTTTTGAACATTTTTGTAGTCAAGCCAATTCTTTGCAATCCATTCACTGATAAGGTTATATTCCTTATCCATTGCAGTAACAATAACTATCATTTCGTACCTCCTTTCGTTAGCTTAAGTTTCTTGCAACGATTGTAAATCGCATTTTCGTCTACACCGATCTTTGTCGCAATAGCCTTTGCTGGAAACTTGCCATACATCTGTCTGATAATAAAGTCCTCATTTGCTGTAAACGTGTGGCTCTTACTAATTCCGAGTTCCTGCATCTTTCGATGTATAGCCCAATAATTACGATTGAGCTTCTTCGCAATCTCTGTTGTTGTCATCACCAAAGCATTAACCTTGATGAACTCAATCTCTTCTGCACTAAAATGTTTTCCTCTGCTCATAATTTTATATTTGGGTTCATTAAGCCGCCCAAGGCTTTCTTTCTCTTTCTGTTATATCTTCTGTTTGCGGCAATTCTTTCAGCATTCTCTTTACGATAAACTTCCATTCTTGCCAATAGATGCTCCTTATGCTCCTGATAATACCTTCTATGGTATTCTCGGATTTCCTCCTCACTTCTCGCCATGAACTTTATCTTTTATCAACTCATACAGCGATGGGCTGAGTGTGCTCCAACGACCATTCTCATCTTTTACGAGATAGAATCCGTATGGAACATAGAACTCTCGATTTCTCAACCTAACTATCAGCGTCTGCTTTGTGCAGTCTCCACTGACAGTTTTAACTAACTCTGAAACGTCCGGGCATTTCCATAATTCTTGGATGTTCTCGGAAGATACTTTAATTGCAACCATATCACTTAAACTTAATAATAAAAAACTCTGTATCAAGCCACTCGTCAGGGCACATACCCTTCTTAGGCTTACCGATAGTGATACTATCAATCTCCTTTTCGATACGTGGGCTATCCTTTCGGTATCCGTTGATGAAGAGGACGTGGGTGAATGGTACGAACTTCATTGTACCATTATTCAGTTTCTCCTTGATGGTATCGATGTCTATAAGCATCTCAAATGTCTTACCAATATGAAGCTTAACGTACTTATCGAAATCTTTGCATTCCTCATCCTTGATAAGGAGAAGGCGACTCATCCAAAAGTCTTTAATTATCCGATACTCTTCATTCTTTTCGCCCGACACTATCATATCGAACCATTGCTTGCTGACGGTAAGGGTCAAAACTTTCTTTTCCATTTCTTCTTTCTTTTTAATTGTTGTTTCGCAGCATTCAGCAAGTCGCTCGGGGAACAGTTTAATAATTCTACACTTCTTCTAATTTCCTTAGCTTGAGAAGGAGTAATACGAACATGCTTTTCTAATCTGTTCTTTAAATTATTAGCTTCCCATTTCGTGACCCGTTTTGCTGCTTGAAACATTCTGTTATCAATCTTACATTGTAACAGCTTGATAGACCAATATGGCGATAATCTATCTATCGACCTAGCCCATATCTTTTTAGCCAACCTAATCCTCATAAGCTATAATTGCTTTAATTTATTAAATATCTTGGCAAAGCGGTGCATGTAATCAAAGTTAACGCTTTCACCATACTCACGCACCATTCTGTTATATACCCAACGTAGATGCTCCGCATCCTCGTGGAACTCTTTAATATCTTGTTCGTCTAAGACTATTTGTTTCTTCATACGCTATTTCTCTAACCTTTTCTTGAATGTCGCAAGTATATAGATTGAACCGCAACAAGGTATCGTAGATGCTGTTATCAATGCAGATGGTGGTATTAGGTTATATTGTACTAATTCCCAACCATCATAGCCGTATTGATTAAATTTATCAGATAGAACCTTGGTCATCTCATCAGCTTTCTTGATAACTATTGAAGTTACCATATACTCATACTTCTTCATTTCTCACCTTCCTTTCTATCAAACTTGTTGCCACGAACAGTCCATTTTTTAAACAAGACCAATAAAGAAAGATGTCTATCTTGTCCTCCATCTTCGTCGATTGGGACAAAACATGATAGACAATTGGCCCAAGTTACCGTTCTCTTTTCAAATGGGAAATCATGATTTCCGATAATGTCTCCTTCCCAAACCTCATTGCCTACACTATCTTTCAGCCCTGTAAACTGACAGACGGTAGAAGGGTCAACCTGATAAGTAAGATTTCTGTTTAACTTGCTTTCTTTCTGGCGATTCTCAATGATGTATGTATTACCATTCTCCTCGTAGAAGTAGCCAAACACCCAAGAATTATCATCTAAACGTTTAGCCTTGAACTTTATGTTTTCTATTTTCATAAGCTATAATTATTTAAGTTCTACTGGCTCATCATCCCAGCTTAATTCTCTTCCGATGAGCTTCTTGATGCTCCCTTTAGGAAGGTAACAGCAACCGGTATTTGCGCATCTATGCCCATATAAATATACGACAGAACAAATCCATAATGTATTACTTTCATTTCTGCAAGGTTTTTCTGCAAAAATATGTTCACAGCCACCTTTATCTACTGCTAACCAAGACATAACTATTCCTCCAATATTAAATCAGTTCCACTATTACGACTTTCCTTTAAGAAGTTATTAACTTCTTCCTTATAGGAGTAACCGCAATCCTTCTGTAGTGCCTTTATCTTCTTGTAACCGATACCAGCTTCTCGGCAAAGTTCTGCTGCCAAGCTATAGTTTTCGACATAGCCAATAACGTTCTGAATGACCGACCACTGGCCTCGCTCGAAGTCTGTAATGCTATCATCTTTGAAACGATCTAATGCTTTATCGCACAGGCCACACACTCTTGCCATTTCTTTCATAAGCTGTTCAAAGGTGTACTGGCTCCAGTGATAAGTAAGATAGCTTGCGCTACCCAAAGCTTCTTTAACTTTTTTATCCATAACTATTTCTCCTCCTTCTTAATATAAGGACAAGCAACTACCTTTCGATAGTACTTACATTCATCCTTGTAATCACAAAAATCACAAAAACACCAAGCCATTTTATTCAATTTAATATTAAAATAATCTTCAAGAAATTTCTTGCAGTCTATTTTTTCTCCGAATAAACCACCATCTATAGCAAGTTTTGTTTCTGCCAACGATTTGAAAAATACGTTAGATACAAAAAGTTCGTAAATAGATTCGTATTCCTTATGACAAGCTGCATTAGGGTGGTTATTCCACCATATTAAGCCATTTCTTATCCATGCTTTAACAAGCAATGGGTATTTTCTGAAATCTGATAATCCGTTATCAGATGCTAATGGGCAACCCATACAACCTAATCTTTTTTTTATATTTAAACTACCATCGGTATTGTAATATAATGGATGCAATTTAATATTGTATTTAATAATAAAGTTTTCAATATCTTTATTTGAAAAATTTAATATCGGCAATATAACCTCAACGCAATTTTTCTTAGAACCATATATTCTGCATATTGTAGGCTCTTTGTAATTTTTTGCTCTTTTGAAACTTTCACATCTTCTTATGCCTTGTATTGCCTTATCCAAAATTTTGTATTCTTTCAGCTTTTCGCAACAAAATCTTACCCTTCGGGTTGGAAATCCTTTTTCTCTTATAAGATTCAAAAAAGATTTTGAAGGTCTAATTATTTCAACATTATTTTCGATGCAATGCTCAATGGTTCCTGGAGGGTCAATGGTAGTACATCTATATATAGCACGATATTTAATACCTGCCAATTTAGCGAGCTTTAGAATCACATCTGAATCTTTACCACCCGAGTAGCAAAGCTCCACAACTTCATCTTTGCAAGTTGATTGAAGTAATTTTATCGCAGCATCTATTTTTTTAGCTAAAGATTCTTCCATATTTTTTTTGGTTTTAATCTCGGTCTTATCGCAAAAACACCAAGCTATATTATTCCTCCATTTTCATACCGAAGGGAGTTCCGTCGGCAAAGGTAAATACTCTCATAGCCCTTTCCGAATTGCAACCGACACCATTTATGAAAATGTTTTCTTCGCTAATAATAAGAGTAATTAAGCCAAGACTTCCGTCTTCCTTGCACTTCACCCACCCAAACGGCTGATGTTTTTGCATCTCCTGCCAACACTCTTCTGCATTTGCAAATGGGCGATACTTTGGCTCTTGCTCTGGCTTGATACGATACTCAAGACTATTCACACACCAAATTTCATTCGTTTCGGTCCATTTGTTCGGAATGTCTACAGCACCTTTTATACGGTTTAATTTGGCCCTACACTCAATAACCTTCCCTTCTACAAATGCCTGCATAATAGGCAATAGATATTTCGCTTCTTCTTTTATCATATCAACCCTCCAACTTTTTAATTAATAAATTACTTTTCTTATTAAATGGTTTATAACCACTACGGAGATACCAATATAGAACAAATCTATCAGATTCATCTTTATTAAATTCCAATCCGATTGTCTTCACTCCATTCAACTTAGCTTGTTGCTCTGCGAGTTGTAATAGGTGTTTTGCAACGCCACATCTTCTATGAGTATCATCAACAAAGAGTGCATATATTAGAGCATCAGCTTTGCTGAAAATATCACTAACATATAACGGAATGGATATTTGAACCGAACCAAGATTTTCTTCATCAGTTATTAAAATCATGATTTCGTCCTTCCATGTCTGCTTTTGTATCATACTAATCCTCCAACTCTTTAAGTGCCAAGACTAACTCGTTTTGAATATGAATTGCCATACCTTCACTCAATTTTATTCTTTTTGAGCCAATCATCTTGGAAACATTATTAATGTGAACTATCGCTTTTTCTTTACTCATAATAACTCAAAATCATAAACGAACACAAACGGATTATTCTCCCATGTTCCTGTTCCAGATATATGGTCAATCAAAAACGAATAGGCTTCTTTTGCGTGTACGCTGCCAATATCTCTCGAACGTCCAAGATTATCAAAATATTCTAAGTGATACTCCCATTGTGATGCAGCATTACCCATGTTGAGATTACAACAACACCAATCGAATCCCTCTCGAATTACATCTTCTTCACTAATGTCTTGCAATTTTTCAATTCTTACATTCGTAATACGTATATGATGCGGCATAAGATCTGCTTTGACATACATCTTGTTATTGTAACCTTTTTCAAATTTAAGGTACTCTAACGGCATTCCGTGAATAGCACATAGGCGCAAAAACTCATCATTGCCTGCAAGGTCTATATATCTTTGAGCAATTGCTACCTTATCTCCAACCTTATATATCGAATGCGACAACGCATAATTAAGCATTCCCTTTAATTCTTCCCCATTTGCTTTATAAAGTCTATCTTTGCAGCATTTCTTCCAGTCGACAATATCTTCCTTTTCCCATCCTTCATACGTATTAAGACGTTCAAAAAGCATCGTTGGGTTCAGAATGCGTCTTGTTTGAGTCTTTCTTCTTTCAAGTACAGCCTCCGTAAGACCGTATTTATCGTTAAACATAATTTTCTTCATATTCTCTTCTTTTTACCCTCTCCCTGTTGCCAAGGAGAGGACGGTTAGTTACTCTATTTCCTTAAATTCGCTAAGGAGTTCATTATCTGAAAGATTATTAACGGCATCTTTGCCATCATTAAATGTATCATTTATTGCATGTTTATACCAATCCCAGTTGTCAACTCCATAATCCTCTAATAGTTTAAGTTCTGCCTCGGCTTTTAATAAAGCCAGCAAACGATATTTAGGAACTTCAAAACTCATATATTACTATCTATTTATATCCTTTGCAGGATAGTTACTAAAGCTCGTCAAACTCTTTCTGATACCTCTGTTTTACTTCTGAAAGAAGTTGTGTGAATTTATTACTGAAATCCTCATCTATATCAAATAAGTATTTGAGAGTTTCTCCAATTAGTCCATCAGAATAACCGTGTATATCTAAAAGTTTATTAACTTTAGGTAGCAACCCCTTTGCTAAGGTGTTTGCCCTTTCTAATTTATTCATATCCATATTATTATCTATTTTATATCCTTTGCAGGATGGTTAGTTACTCTTCCACTTTTTCAAGGGAAAAATAATCAATTCCCCAAGCTTCGTTTGCGTATTGATAAGGTTCCCCATTTTTCTTTATTTTTCGGATAAGAAAACGAACCTTAATTTCATTCTTGCAAAGAGATATGGCTTCTTTTAGACGTCCTATGATAAAGATATTGCCATCTTTATCTTTCACCTTGTCACCTTCCTGAAAAGGTAACAAACTTAGAAAGTCGTTCATTATATCATTCTTCTTTTTGCGAAGCTCTGATATTTGTGAATCTGCCATCTTTAAGCAACCTTCTACATTCTGTAATTCGTTGTATAATTCTTCTTTTGTCATATTTTTAAATTTATGCCCGAAGGCGGTTATTGTTTTACAATTTCGAATTGGTCGTAAAGCGGTGATTTTTTAACATGAGGTATAGAACCCAATCCGTTGTTACCCGTCACTATTACTATCTCCATATCACCTTCACTATCGCAAAGGTCTTGGAGCTGTTGAATAAATTCACTTATAAACATATCCTATCTATTTATGCCCGAAGGCGGTTAATCACCATATTTATATAATTCTTCACCACTTGAATCATACCCACAACAAGGACAAACCCATCCATCTACTATAACGGATTTTCTGCACTTAGGGCATAAACCTATGACCTTATTAAAGACTTCTAAAGTATATTGACAAGCTCTTAAGTATTCCAACTCTTCCTCATCAGATTGGTTGTCAATAAGTGCCTTATATTCATCCTTATCTAAAACTACTACTTCTAATGCCATACCTACACCTCCATTTCGTGATTAATTCCAAGACCAAAGAGATAATGTTGGAGTTGATGAATAAACTCTACCTTTTCAATCAAATCTTTATTGCCGCAACGCAGTGTCCAACCATAAGTTTTACCTATTAATCTAAATTCAAGAGTTTGACTCTCTTTTTTGTAATACGAAAGCCCGTACTTTTCCTTCTCTCCCACACATTCTTTTCGAGAATAGCGGGAACAAGAGGAATAGGAATAATATCCTTAACCCATGAACAGCAATCTCCGAAGAGATAACCTTTGTCTCCAAATTCCGCGCCTTCGATGTTCTCTAAGCAGACAACACCTTTCAGAACCGTTCCATCGTCCAACTTCAAAGTCTTTGATGGGTCTGATGATGTTACTCGATAAACAACATCTTTTGCAGTACCTAAAGGTACACCGTTTGTCATTACCAAATCTCCTGGAATGTATTCTAACTTATCCATACGCTTTACTTTTTAATATTATCTTCGTTTCAGAAGTAAGCCCATCCTTTACGGTTTTAATATCATATCCACCCAAAGGGATATTACTATCACCTAAACAAATTTCTGCTTCGCCAAAGCCTTGGCTAAGAAGATTTATCATTTCGTGTGCAAAAGCTCTTACATCTACAGAAATTAGATTTACTTTTACAATTTCTTTCTGTGTCATACGCTTTAATCTTTACCATTAATTAAATCCTCATACTCACCTTCCGTGACTTCCTTGAAATCAGAGTTGTGCTTCTCGGCTCTAATGCTATTGTCAAAGTAAACGAAAATGCGGTCTTTATGACGGAGGAGCTGAGTAATAGAGAAACGGCTAGCTTGAGAGACTTCTATATTCAGTTCCTTCATTACCTTGAAATGGTTAGCAACGGATTTATAGGAGAGAAGAACGGAGGCTATTGCCTTGCCTTGCTTATATCGCTTATCAGGCGCAATAGCTACATAGTAACCGTCCTCCAGTTTTACACCGTCTATCTTCTTCCACACCTTCTTATCTATTGTATCGTAACGCTCAGATGGTACCCAAATAGCGGTAATCTCGTACACCCTTGAGAGAGTTCTGTTAGGCCGATAGCCCTGATATTTTTCAAATTTGAAACCTATGGCTTCTTCTACTCTCTTCATGTAGGCTTGATACTCTTCAAATTCAGCATCGAGAATACTTTTAATGTATTCATAAGCCTTTGTCCCTTGTTTTGCTTCGTACAACATACGCTTTACTTTTTATAGTTGCTATTCTCCTTATACCCACCACTTACAAGCCATTGACCAAATTGTTCAAGACTTTCTATGTTATATATAAGACTCCATTTGTCACCTATATCATCAGTTGTATAAGCTATAAAAGTCTTATGTGTGAGCACATTCCAACAGATTTCCAATCTGTGTAAAATAGTTTTTATAAAATTATATCTTGCTGCCATACGCTTTACTTTTTATCAATGTTAAACCAAAACTCGCCATTTTTATTCTTTTCAAGAAAGCTCATTATCTTTGAGAACAACTTGATATTAAATGGGCAGTACGTTGTTACTTCATACTCACCTTTTGCAACCTTTCTCATTCTATAAGACTGGCTTTTGAACTTCTTCTTTTGTTTTCTGTTCTTCGGCTTCACTCTTATTGTTGACTTAACGTACATCACTTCGTCTTTATTAGATAAACCTACGACAAGGATAGTATTTCCACACGTAGCCGTTACCTCTTTAGTTAATCTATTCATATGCTTTACTTTTAGAAACGCCACCTACAACCACCTACAAATAGTTTATCTTTTAATTCGTTGCAGATGTTATAATATTCTTCTTCTTTGATATTGTATTTATCCAACACTTCCTTTGTTGGAGACTTTGGCTCAAAGTAACCACAACCATAAGACTTTGCGTTTCCTTCATTATGGTTATATATTTCTCCAAAATCCATACGATTGGCATCCTTACCATTAATAGTGAATATCTCTAATTCACAAGGTAATGCATAAACAGGTTTGATAACTAATTCCATACAGTTTATTTTTTACGATGATTATACTTCTTGATAGCATCTTTCTTAGAAGCTGCCATAATCTTAACACCCTTGATGGTGAACTCATGCTGCGCCTTTGGCTGACACTTCTGCTTGTCAGAAGGAATGCTGCCTTTCAGTGTATCAAGTTTAGGACTTGGGCTTCCAAATGGATATTCTCTTGCATAAGCCGTGATAGTGGTATACATCAAAGCTAAGTTCATTAATTTTCTGTTCATACGCCTATTCTTTTATATATTCGTTTACTTCACCCAAAACCTTTGTTATCAGGTTCTTTAGAATCTTCAATTCATCATTCGAATATGTAGCTATTGGATAACCATCAAGGGTAGTATCACCAGAGTTACGGCTTATCTTTAATGAATATTTGTCTTCTTTCATTTTTCTTTTTTGAACCTTAACTTCTTTAAAGATTACGTTCTTACCGTCAGAACGGTTAAACTTACAACATCTATGCTTGCACATGCACTTATAACCTCCTTCTTGTATATCAAAGAAACAACCTTCGCAATTATTACGTTCCACAGCTTCAAGAGTAATGGTTATTCTTTCTCCAACTTTAAGTTCTTTCATTTTCTTCCTCTCTTTCTATTTAAAAGTTTCTGTCCATACTCCTTTGGAGAAGTCGTATTAATGACAACCTTTGGCATTGATTCTCTTGGTAACCTTTGATAAAGGTAATAACCATCTTTATCACGATACATCATTGCTTGCCTCCTTTCCAATCATCAGTCGTACCAATCAATTTAGCTGTCTCCTCATTATAAGGAAGGATAATTAAGTTAACCAAATCTTCATCTATAGACACACCCATTGGAATAGCACCATACTCATCAACATAAGAAACGAAACTTGCTTGCCATATAGAGCCTTCACTATTCCGTATCTTCCAAATACATCTGTCGAATGGCTTAAACTCGCACTTTGGCTTCAAATCAACAATGGCTTTCTTCTCTGCATCCCAAGCTTTATTTTCCTTTGCTAAAGCTTCAAAGAGCTGCTGCTTCTCTTCTGTGGCATAGCGAAATCTATTTGTATCAAGGTTATACACTGGCATACCATAATCAATATGTCCTCTTTCAATAAGAAAGCTAACATAACTACGCATTTCATTTCTATTGGTATCTAAGATGAAAACAGAAGGAAAATGCAACATGTTTGTTTTTGTAAACAGTATATCCCCATCCTTGAACTCAGGATGAGGTTTCTCTACTTCCAAGGTCTCACGATTGAACTTACCACCCAATTTTTTCTCAATGTTTTTGATGTAATCATGTGCAATATTATCATCTAACTTCTCAAACTTAGCGGTTTCGGCATTTGATACATCTTCATAACCATCCCTACTATTAGAATAACATCCGTTGAACTTTGTGTAATCATCAGATGCCCATTCTTTGAAAATACACTGAAATCCACATTCGTTGGTAAGTAAATCACCTATCTTCCAGGCGAACTTAGACCAATCACGCATTCCTTTTGATGGAAGAAGAATCTGTAAACCATCAGGACATCCTCTTACTGTACCAAATTCAGAATAACCACGATGGCAAGTAGTATTATTATCGGTCTTATTTGTACACCAAACTACTGTTTCTGTATCTGTAGTACTGATTGTATCTAACTCTACATCTATATTATACAACCAGTCGTACAATTTAGTTCCTTGCGGTTTATCTTTCAGGATTTCCGTTATGTTAATTTCTTTTTCCATAATCGTATTGTTTAGTTTTTGAAAATTGCGTCCAAGATTTCGCGGAAGTTAGGGTTGTCTATGACAGCCTGAGCATCTTCTTTGTATTTAAAAACGATTGATCCAACATTATTCGAGTTATCTTCTATAACGAAATAACCGTTATGAATAAAGTTATAACTTATATAGAACTTACCTTCTTTATTATTGCTCCAATCGGGCTTCCAATTACCATTGTAGTACTTGGCTATATTCATAAGGCGATCAGTAGCACAGAGTTTGAAAGCATTGTTATCATCAACAGGTATGCCTGTTCTGTTTCCTTCAAGATCTAAAGAATTCTCTATATCTTCATAACGCAATTCTTTCTTTTTAAACTTGATAATACCATTTTTCAAATCGCAATTCTCTATATCTATCTCCATCCCTTTATGAATGTTGATAGTAAGTTGATTATCTTTTATTTCTTTGAAAATTACATTTTTGCCATCTAATCTTGATGTACAACTACATCTTCCTACTACTGTTTCTGTGGCATCACATTCTCCACTAAAAGCACAGTTATCACAGATATTACGTAGTGATTCTATTACCTCATAAGTTTTCCCTTTAAACTCAAAGGTTTCTCCAATCTTTCTCTCCATAAGCTCGATAATTTAAAGATGATAATAACTACTTGATACTCTTGCCCCCCAATCAAAACAACCCGTTGCGTCGGGTTTTAAGAAACGCATCTCCAACTTCTTTAACGCGGCTTTGTGCTTCTTCTCAAGGTTGACGCAATGTAACTTCTGGGCTAACTTAATTTGCTCGACAATACCCTTTCGGGCTACTCGATATTGCTTTTCTGACATCATAGGTTATTTCTTTTAAAGTTTAACTTGTTGATAAATACCGTAGTCCTGGGTCCTTTAACTTTCGGTACTTTTGTGCTATTAACGTTTACACATACGGCTGTATTTATCGACGTTCCAGCTCTGTCTAACCGCTGTTTGGGTTGTCGGTCTCCCGGATGTTTAAGGCTCCTATCGTGCCACCATGATAAGGTTTATGGCCGACCGATTTTAAATTGTTTACTCACCGATTTCCATTTTCAATCACTTTTATTAATGTCGGGTGGTTCAAAAGGAACTTCTAACCAAAATATTCTGTACCGACAATCTTTTATATTTAGCAGAATCTGTAATTGATGTAGGCTGATTCCGAACCGAATATTCGTTCCGTCTCATTCATTCCGGAATCCCTTATCTCGTCAATGACGACACTTCTGCAGGGCGCACATTCCTTCTTGATTAACTTACTTATATTTTCAAATCTATAAGAAAGGTCGTTCTGATCGTAATCGTAAACATTGACCTTTTCGCAATAATATTCATTGTTCTTTACACCTACGACTATCTCTATAATCTTTGTTGCCATTTCGTATGTGTAAATAAAGCTATAAGCATTCTCCTCAATGGCCATTTCGAATGCGCCTTTAGCTATATCATTGATTAATTCCCTTCTCATCGCTTAATCGAATATATGATGGTTCAACTTTCTCTTTCTGAGGTTTCTCTTAATTACTTCCATATCCTTGTGGTCGTTAGTGTGGTCCGCAAGTAACTTGATGATTTCGTATATGTCATTTGCGTTGTCCTCAATATCGGCACAGATGTTATTGTCACCAAAGAAACTCTTAGTAAATGGCTTCAAGTGAAAGTAGTACTTCTTCGCTGCATTTTGCATCTGATTGTAGTGCATCTTCTGCTCTTGCTTGTACTGAACATCAAGGAGTCTTAGCATAGATTGCTCATCCGTGATAAGCTGGTCTAATATATCTGACACCATTGCTATCAAACAGCCATTTACTTGTAGGCGTGTTATTACCTTCTCTTGATTTATATCTGAACGGATTCCCTTGCTTGACATGGCTGTCTTCAAATCTTCTACCGTAACTTTTTCGTCTTTCATTGTTCTTATTTTTAATTATCAAACCATAACCTGCATACCCTCATAAGCTATGCGATTACTACATAATCATGGAAGTTGAGATACCATATAGTCTATCTCCTTATCCGTAAGTTCCAGATTGTTCTTAAATTTGAATTTAATGATAGCATTAATTCCGACCTCGCCTTCAACCAACTGGTAAATAGCATCTTCATCAAATCCTCTATCGAGAATTTTAATAATTTCCATCCCTAAATCATAGATTTTCTGCTTGTACTCCTTTTTGAGGTCTGCGTTATTTTTCTCTAAAGCTACAGCTTTCTGGATGAATCCGCATCCGCCCTCAATGGCAAAATCATTGTTGATGTTCTGACACATCTGATCAATGTCCTTGCTTCCGAAGAACTGAGCGAAATAAGTATCGCCCTTCAAGGACTGTAGAATATCGATTTCTTCTTGCTTTGTCATAACTAATCCTCCTGGTCTAATTTATCATACTCTTTGCGCAACTCAATAATTAAATTGGTGTAGGAAGCCATAGAGTCTTTCAAAAGTGAAAGCATACCTTTGTGGTTGAGGATATCGCCAATCGCCGTGTAGTACTTAAGATTGTCGTTTGCCTCAAGAAGGTCAAATTCTCCACAGCTTGCCACATTGGTGTCAAAAGACTCTTCCTGGAAGTTACCAGCTTTGGCTTGATAGCGAATTACCAGGCTTCTGTCTCTTTCGACCCCTTTTAAATTCAAATAAACGCTAAGTGACTTATAGCCTAAGGAAACATCCTCTACCTCCCAATCAGGACAAACTGAAATGATGTCCTTTATCTTTTTTGTGGCTGACTCAAGTGTATTCTTGATGTTCTTTCTAACCTCTGCCTTCTTTGTTTCAACTGAATTGTTCATAATCTTTATAATTTTAATTGGTTCAACTTGTAAGGTAGGCTCTGGATAGTCAAAAGTACTACCTTTTATCTATATGCAAAGGTACGAAAATTATTTGATATATGCAAATATACT